ACATCAACCACATTAATCTATTCGTGGAATCTCGACCTTTTCTTGGATTGTCTATTTGACGATTGGCCAGCAAAACAAAACACCTATAGTCCAGGATGGCATTTGCCCGTTCTGACTGAATTGCCTAACTATACCGACTACTGCCTCATCCTAGCCTGGCGCTATGCCGATCAGATCATGGCCCGCAATCCGCAATACCGCGGGACGTGGATTGTGCCGTTGCCGGAACTGCGCGTGATCAAGTCATGAAACCGGTAGCCATTGGCATGTTAATGGACGCAACTGTCATGGTTGACCATGAAAGCAGATCGGTAATCATTGCTCATCCCGACATGCCACCGATCAAATTCTCGATTGACCACCCATACATTCAAGGCACGAAATTGGAACGCGAAGCACGACTCGCGCTCACCAAAACGGATGCGGCGGCGGCCAGATCAGCGCCGTAGCGTAGGCGAGCACGCAGGCAATTGCCGCCACGGCAACAACGAGCCACAACAGCCGGACCTGATTAGCCGTGAACAGGCGGCCCATAGACTTGCCAGCCGAGCAGCAAAAATAGGATGAAGAACAAAAAGCTGTCCGCCATGGCGCCGACGTGAGCGTAGCCGCCGAGCGCGCCTGCACCGAAATTGATGACCAACGCGAACACGAACCAGATCAGCATCAGCACCCAAAAGATCAAACCGCGTGTCATGGCAATATCCGCCGTGGCGACCATGCGCCATTGAGACAACATCATGGCGCGGTGCACGGTTCCATCACGAATAGAGCGGCCGGCGGGTGGCTAATCCGCCGGCCTAGCCGCCGTGCAGGCTCATCGCCCGCGAAGGTAGACGGGCCACGTCACGGCGGATTCGTCGGGTCCATGAACATTTCGACCTGATCCATGTCATCGCTGAATAGGCCGACGTCGCACGGCTGTTGTGGCTTGGCGGGCTTGAGCCCGGCTTGCCATTTGCGTTCGGCGACGGTCTTGGCGTCCTGTGGAAATCGCGCCAGGATCAGATTGTCGAGCCATTGCTGGGCTTCTTTCGGGATCATGGCTTAGCCCTTTCGCATGTCAAAATAGGCGTGATATTGGTCCTCGGTTACGGTTGTTTCGCCGTGGCAATAGGGACATTCGCGCTCAGGCGAACGGTCGCCGTGGGCTTGATTTATCAAACCGCTCCCTTGGCATCGCGGGCACTGGACCTGCTCGTCATCGAAGCCGGTTTTATCGTCCATCGTGTGTTTCATGGCGCTGGTACCAAATCATCAACGCGCCAGCCGTCTGTGTCTCCGTGCCTGCCCGCAATATCGTTATCGTGGGCAATGGAGATATTGATCCAGGTGCCGTCGCCGCTTTGATATTCCCAGCGGATGCAAGTCACGGCATAATTGCCCGGCCAGTCCTTCGCAAATTTGTGAGTAGGCACGACCGCAACCCGTGAGCCAATGCGGAACGGACAAATCTCATGGAAAAGCAATGGCTGCCCCTCAGATTCGGCGATTGCCTCTCTCAGCGTCATACCTTCGGATGGCTTCATGGCACATCCCTCGCAAATTGAACGGCGGCAAGGTCCGCATTCGTGGCTAGTAGAAAACTCCACTGATCAAAAGGGCCACAATCTGGGCGTCCTTTGAGGTAGTCCCGCGCGGCTTCGCGCGCTAGCAAGAGCGCCCCGGCCGACTCCTCCGCCTGACCGTAGACGCGCCGGGCGCCATCTGGGCTGCGGCCAACATATGCGACGAGTTCTGTCATGGCACGTCCTTTCAAAACGGGATGAATTGAGCGTCATCGGCGATATTGCCGCTGCGCAGCGCATTGGTGGATTCGGCAAACCATGCCCGGAACTCCGCGAACACCAGCCGCACCTGTTCGTGCAGCATGTCGGTTGCATCGAGCTCTGCATCCTGCAGCTTGCGCACGGCCACGTTAACGATGCGGTCGCGCTTGGCGTAGTTGGTGCCGCCGCTGGCCGGCAATCGATCGCGCCGAGCGTTGAGATAGTCGATTGAGTGGGTGGGCATGGCACTAGCCGAACAGCGCGAGTAATTCGGCGTAGCGCGGATCGCGATTGTGCACGGTTTCCTCGTTGAATTTCATGTCACCGCGCATGATCGTGATGTGGCCGTACATGGTCAGTTCAGCGACGTACGTTCGGCCATCGTTGCCATCGACAATTCGCATCTTGCGGGCGAATGTGAGCTTCTTGGCCGCGCCAGTCGTGACGCGCACTGCACGCTCGCCGCGAACCGGATGACACTCGATTGAGAATTGAGCGGTGACGCGCTGCGAACCGCTGGGCCAGTTCTCAATGACGGCCGTGGTGCGGGGATTGCTGTATTTGATTGTCATGACTTGGTTTCCTTCGCTGTTAGAGCCGAGCGCCATGCGCGGCTGGGGGTTAGGTGTTGGCAAGAACGACGGACCAATCCCACGATCCGACGCGATTGCCGTTGATGTCGAGCAGTGCACCGCGTTCTTGACCTGAGCCGAGGCCGTTTTCAATGCGAGCGGCCAAGTCGTGCAGAATCCGTGCGACCTCTGCCGGGCATTGATCCTCAAATGCCGCGTTGTCAGTTTCGAGTGTGATCGTAAGCATGTTCGTGTCCTTCGCTGTAACCCGACTTCGCTAAGCAGCTTCGTCGTGGCAAGTCGGCCTGGGCCATCCAAACCGTATCAGCATTATGCACAGTGCATTGGTGGTGTCAAGGGATGACATGCGACATTACAGCGCATGGCTATACAATCCAGAGTTTACCGCATTTGCTGCAGCGGAATCGTTTGTGCCGGGTATTGTTGATTTTGCCGTAGTGACCGCAACGGCAGGTTAGCCACACATTGCCGCGGGGCATCAGCTTGGCTTTGCTCAACTCGGCCAGATAGGCGCTGCGGTCAATTTCATCACGCAACACCGCACTTGATTGGCGTCGACTGCGGTCTTTGGCCCAATTCAGTGCCATTGCGCAGATTATCATGCTGCGCTACAAAAAGAAGCCCGGATCGGCGGTGAGCTCGATCCGGGCTAAACTGCACTGTGCTTCGACGGCTGGTGCAGCGACAAGGGCCAAACATACAAGCCCTAGTCAGTCAAATCAAGCCGTCAGCCCGGCCAAGTGCCGATTGAGCCGCACAATAGGTTGCTCATCAGCGGGCATTGGCGCGTCCAATGGGAGACGACGGCGGGAACTTACCGTGACAGAGCACGGCCTTCCGACCGCAGCAAATGCCGTGATGGGCTATGCTGGCATCTGTGGGCATTAATGGCGCTGTAGAGTGCGATGGCAGCTAATAGCTGTGGTCAGGGGATTGGCCCTCCATATCGGGCATCCACAGGTATACCGTCGATCATCATGCCAGTGCCGCACGGCCCAAGCGTTCAAGGGTATGGGCCAGGCTTGCGGAAGCGGAGCTATGGCTATTCATCTCATTTATGGATCATTACGCATAACTATGACCGGGAACACCTGACACGTCAGGTTAAACCTTACACAGCGCATCCTATGTCATTGACACTGCTGCACAATCAACCGAATGTTCCATATTGCATGTTATGCGAACGCAATAGCTAAGCCATTGATATCGCTACACCTGGCGCGGGACAGCTGCCGGGCGGTCATGGGCAAGCATGCTTAGGGGCGGCAGTGGGGTGGGGGAGGGGGGATTTGCGGCGCGCTCGAAACTCGACCTGCCCTCTCTGGCACGCGCCGGGTTTACCCAATATATGTGATATTTATGCAACAGTATTGACGATTTGAACATAACCGCGTTATGCGAATTGCAGCAAATGACCAGTCTGGATTTCGAAACTGACCGCCAATGGGGTCCTGCAATGGCAGCGCTGACCCCCAAGCAGCGCAATTATGTGCTGGCCATGGCATCGGACCCTTTTGGAAACCCCACTCAGTGGGCTCGGCTGGCCGGCTACAGCGACGTCAAGGAAGGTGCCAAGGTCCGCGGACACGAACTGTCCCATGACCCGAACGTGGATGCCGCAGTCAAGGAGTTGTCCAAGACCGCGCTCGGCACCTTGGGGCCGTTTCTGGCTGCGGCCGGCCTGCTGCGGATCGCCCGGAAGCCGGACCATCCTGATCATTTCAAGTCGTTGCTGGCGATCGCTAACCGGGTCGGGATGAACGAGACCACAGAGCACACGGTCAAGGTGGAGCACACCGATTTGCGCGGGGATGCGCTGCTTGAGCGTATCCGGGCATTGGCTGTCCGGCTCGGGGTCGACGAGACCAAGCTGATTGGGGGCAATGCAATGATTGAATCTACGGCCACGGAAGTCAAAAATGTTTAGCAAATCTATGGACTTGAATGACCCCAGCATGTTCCGCCAGGGCGGCCTGCTGCTGCCCGGCCCCGACCGGGTGCATATCCAGGTGGGCAAGAACCCTGACGGCTGCTGGTACATCGACCTGCGCGGCCCTACTGGCCCGACCGGCAATATCCGGTCGGTGATGACGCCGTCGCAGATGTTCAATCTGTGCACGCAGACGCTGGCCCACATGGGCTATGCGGTGGAATTGAAGCCACCGCAGCCGGACAGTTACGAACTGCAGTTGGAAGCGGTGGATCGGCCATAATGGCGCAACCGAGCCTCGCCGAACTGAAAGAAACCCTCGCAGTTTTAGAGGCAATCGACTACCGCAAGACTTATCAACAGTTTTTTTACTTCGAGCCGTATGAGAAGCAGAAGCAGTTCTTTGCGCTGGGCGCGACCAAGCGCGAGCGGCTGCTGACGGCCGGCAACCAGCAGGGCAAGACCCACAGCGGCGCGTTCGAGGCGGTCTGTCATGCGAGCGGTCTTTACCCGACTTGGTGGACCGGCCGCCGCTTCGATAAGGCCACCAAGGGCTGGGCTTGTGGTGAAACTTCCTTGTTGGTTCGGGATACTTTGCAAAAGAAATTGTGCGGTGAAGCCGGCGTTGATGAGCTTTTTGGAACGGGTCTAATTCCAAAAGACAAGTTCGTTGACAAGCCCAGCTTGGCCCGCGGCGTTACCGATGCATACGACACGGTGCAAGTGCGGCATGTGTCGGGCGGCATCAGCATCATCCGGTTCAAGTCCTACGAGCAGGGGCGGTCCAAGTTCCAGGGCGAAACCTTGGACTGGTGCTGGTGCGACGAGGAATGCCCCATGGAGATTTACCAGGAGATTCTGGCGCGGATCACCGCCACCAAGGGCATGGTGTTCACCACGTTTACATCGATGCTGGGCGAGACCAAGCTGACGGACAGGTTCTTCCGCGGCGAGGGTCATGACACCGGCATGGTGCAGATGGGGCTGATCGACGCCAAGCACATCCCGGAGGCCGAGCATGCCAGTATCATTGCAGGTTATCTGCCTCATGAGCGTGTTGCTCGCGTGTATGGCGGCATCATGCGTGGGGAGGGGCTGGTGTTCACCACGCCGGAAGAAACCCTCAAGGAAGAACCGATTGTCTCCATCCCGCCATTTTGGGTTAAAATCTGGGGAATAGACTTCGGCATCGGCCACCCGTTCGCGGCGGCGTTGATCCTATGGGACCGGGATGAGGATGTGATCCATGTTCACACAACTATCCGAATGGCTGATGCACTTAGTATTGTCCACGCAGATTCGATCAAGCGTATTGGTGCTGATGTTCCTGTGGCTTGGCCAAGAGATGGCACTGAGCGTGACAGCCATAGTGGAGAGCCGCTTGCGTCGATCTACAAAAAGCACGGCCTCCACATGCTGCCCGAGCACGCCACCTGGCCGGAAGGCGGATTGAGCACTTATGCCGGCGTCAAGGAGATGGACGAGCGCATGAAAACCGGCCGCTTCAAGGTGGCCAGTCATTTGCAGGAGTTCTTCGAGGAATATAGGAACTATCACTACAAGGACGGCAAGATCGTCAAGGTGCGCGACGACATATTGTCCAGCGTGAGAATCGGCCTGATGATGAAACGCTTTGCCCGCTCGGTGCCGCTCGGCGGCTTCCGGGCCAAGCGCAACGACCCGCGGATGAGGTTCGCGGTCGGCAGCCCGCTGCATCCCGATGGGGATGGCAATATCTTCGGATGAATGGTATTTAGTCTCAACACCTTGCAGGAGCTACCACCCATGGTGACCAAGACCCCCAAAGAGATTGACGAAATGCGCCGGCAGATTGCGCAGGGGCTGTTGCCGCCCGACGCCATCGAGCAGCACATCGAGCACGAGCGGCAGCAGACGTTCGGCCAGAACTACAAGGAAGATGAGGACGGCAACCCGATCGAGCAGGGCCGCGGCAGCAAGGCCCAGCCCACTCGCGGCAGCATCGACGCCTACATCAAGAACCAGACCGAGCGGCGCCATGGCGGCCCCGAGAAGGGCTATGCCGAAACGTTGCAGCGCATGGAGGACGAGCTGGCGGCCTTCAATGCCAACAAGCCTGCGCCGGTGAAGCGCAAGCCGGGCCGGCCGGCGAGGGCAGCGTGATATGACGGCCTTTGAGGAAATCGTTCAACGGCAGATCGAGGCCAAGATGATCCGCGATGAAGCAATCGTTAGGGGGCTGCTCGGTCGCTGGGTTTCTGAATTGGAGCCGTCAATTGCCTATCGTGACGGTGAAGTAATCGGTCTCTGTCCGGCTGAATCCGATCTTGGCAGCCAGCCCTTCATCTTGGAGGTTTGATGTGCCCACGTCCCTCACCACCCCCGGCGCGTCGAATCTCATGACCGGCACCGACCTGTCGGCCGCGGTCAATGGCGAGACCGATGAGCAGCGCCGCAAGAGATTGATGGCACAGGCACAGAACCGGCTGCTGCCGAACACGTCGAGCACCCCCGGTGCATCCTCACTCGGCCTCACACTGACCGGCTATGGCGGATAGAACACAAGGTTACGTTCCGTCCGATGAGGAAGTCCAGCTCTATCGCGACGACTATCGGCTGTTCACCGAACTGCAATTGTACCGCAATGTCTTTGCCGCGCAGTGGGAGGAAGCCGCCCGGCTGATCCTGCCCACATCGCTCAATACGTTCTACTACGGGGCGTACAATTTCCCCGGTATGAAGAAAACTGCCGAGCAGGTCGATGCCTCGGGCGCGCTGGCTCTGTCGCAGTTTGTGGCCATCGTCGACAGTCTGGTCACCCCCAAGAACCAGATTTGGCACGGCCTCAAGGCCGATCCGACCATCATGAAAAACCGCGACGTGCGCGAGTATTTCGACGATGTGCGGGATATCCTGTTCGACTACCGCTACCGCCCGATCGGCAACTTCCACGGCCAGAACACCAACAACTGGCAGTCGTTGGGCGCATTTGGCAATGCCACCATGTTCGTCGACAAGCTGGACAGCCGTTGGCACCATGGTTCGAAGGGCCTGCGCTACAAGGGCGTGCCATTGGGCGAGACCTTCTATGGCGAGAACCACCAGGGCATCGTGACCATCATGATCCGCTGGTTCCGCCGCACCGCGCAGCAGGCCGCGGAGGCGTTCGGCTTCGAGCGGCTGCCGGGCACGCTGCGCACCGCATTGGACAAGCAGTCGCAGACGCCGTTCGATTTTCTGCATGTGGTGCGGCCGCGCGAGGACTATGACCCCAAGCGGCTGGACGTGAAGGGGATGCCGTTTGCCTCACGCTACTGGTGCGTAGCCGGCGAGGCCATGATGGCGCCGGAAGGCGGGTTTCGGGTGTTCCCTTATGCCGTCAGCCGCTACGACCAGACGCCAGGCGAATGTTACGGCCGCGGGCCTGCGCAGTTGGTGCTGCCAGGCCTCAAGACGCTCAACGCCATGAAGCGCACGTTTCTCAAGGTCGGCCATCGCATTGCCGATCCGGTCTATCTGATCGGCGACGACGGGCTTATGAGCCTTGACCAGCGACCGGGTGCAATCAATCCGGGCGGCATGTCGGCGGACGGCAAGCCCCTGGTCGGCAAGCTGGTGGAAGGAAATATCCAGGTCACCCTCGAGATGATGCAGGAGGAACGCAGCATCATCGACAACACTTTCTTCACGCCGCTGTTCAAGACCTTGACCGACCACCCCGACATGACCGCAACGCAAGTCATCGAGCTGATGAACGAGCGCGGCATGTTGATCGCACCCACGCTCGGCCGGCAGCACTCCGAATATGTCGGCGGCTTGGTCGAGCGCGAGATCGACTTGCTCTCGGAGATGGGCGTGCTGCCGCCCATGCCGCCGGCACTCAAGGAAGCAAGAGGCGAATACCAGATCACCGACACGTCGCCGCTATCCATGGCCGCCAAGGCCAATCAATTGGCGGGTTTCAACCGGTGGGTGTCGCAGCTGCACGAATGGGCATCGGTGACTCAGGATATGTCAATTCTCGACCCGGTGAACTTCGACACCGCGACACCGGATGCCGGGCGTATTCAGAACGTGCAGGAGAAGTGGATTTCGACGCCGCAGCAAATCGAGGCCAAGCAGAAGAACCGTGCACGAGCCATGCAGCAGAAAGCCGCTGCCGAGGCCGCGCCGGGTCAGGCGCAGCTTCTGACCGCACAGGCCAAGATTCAGAAGCTCAATCCCGGCGCGCAAAGTGCCGGCCAGCCGCAGCCACAACCGCAAGGGGTGTGATGCAAATCGGTAGAATTAAAGACGCCACTCGCGTCATTGGCAAATCTCAAGGTTACATGGGATTACCGTTACGTGATGAGATTGTGGACTGCAAAGTCAATGGCGCAGGTACGCCATCAATGGTTACCGCTTGGCATCCTACCCCAAAAGAATTGGCGGCACTTAATGCTGGCGCTCCTGTTCATGTGAGAATTTTAGGTGTTGGACACCCTCCAATTATGGTGGAGGTAGGTGAAATTCCAGAATGAACTTCTCCCGCATGGACAAACACCAGCTTGCCGCCACATGGCAGGTCCGCTGCCTGAAAGCGGCCGACTACAAGTTCGCGTCGGTGATGCTGACCGTGTTCTATTTCGTATATATGGAGCAGGCGCAGTATCTGATGTGGCAGGCTTACGGCCGCGCATCTGATTTGCGGTTTCCGACCTCAACATCGGCCGGTTCGGCGAGCGGTTCAAGGTGCGGCGCAATGTCAAGGTGTTCGACACCGAGGGCGAGCTGATACGCGAGTTCCGCAACCTTGCCGACAAGCTGAAACTGACCGACACCGAACGCACCGACATGACCGATACCATCAAAAAATGGGTGGTGGCCGATCATCGCATCAACTATCTGGGCCAGCGGGTTGCGTCGTAATGCCGTCCGCCCACGAGGAAATGAACGAAAAACGGTATCTCAAGCAGGGATACCAGGAGATATTCGGCAGCCCCGGCACCGCCAGTCACGCGGCACTACAGGACTTCGCCAACTACTGCCACACCTTCGACGTGGCCGCGCGTAACCATGACGAGGCATTGATCGCGCTTGGTCTGCGCCGGGCGTTTTTTCACATCTGGCAGTATTTGAAACTTGAGCCGGATGAGCTGACCCAGATATACC